CCTTATGTTCCGGCCAATGGGCGCGGTCAATCTTCAGTAACACAGGTTAATAATTTTAGCATGGGTGTCACTGATACAGTTCGTTCTGAGATAGGGCGCATGGCTCCAATGTTCAAGCAATTGGCTGTTCAGGCTGTTCAGGAGGCTCAAAGGGGTGGACAGTTACAAGCAGCTTGACCTTGACCGCTTTTTGTGTTATGCACGTATCCAAATTAAAAGGTAAATAATATGCCCACATTAACCTTTCCTGACATTACGCCAAACGCTGTTGATTGGGGTCTTCAACCAAATACCCAAAATACACGTTCTGAATTAGATGGAACCGTTCAAACACTTGCCCTTCCTGGTGATGTATGGAGCGGCGTTCTTACCTTTAGCAATAAATTTGATCCTGAAGCACGTATCTTGAGAGCTTTTCTTTCCTCACTTCGAGGACAAGCAGGCCGCTTTTATTTGTCGCCTCCAGGCTACCGGCAGGCCGGAACCGCCCCAGGTTCGCCCATAGTCAAAGGGGCTTCTCAAACAGGCTTGGCGTTGGCTACTGATGGTTGGACCCCTTCACAGACAGGTATCTTGCTTGCTGGTGACTATTTCGAGGTCAACGGCGAACTGAAAATAATGACCGCTGACGCAGATAGCGATTCAGGCGGTAACGCTACCCTTAATTTCACCCCTCCTTTACGTACCTCCCCTGCCGACAACGCAGCAATCACCACAACTGATCCCAAAGTAACCATGATGCTGAAAGACGCAAATCAAGCCCGTTGGCAAGCACAACCAACGCCTATCTATGCATTAAGTATTGCCGTTCAGGAGGCTCTTGCTTGAGAACTTTAGATTCGGCTATTTCTACAGCATTGGTTCAAAGTACAGTTAGAGGTATTTACTTTGTGCGCTTGTGCTTTGACGGAGGTAATGCAGCTTGGCATTCAGGTTTTGGTAATTACTCTTTTGACTCTGTTACTTATGTGGGTACAGGCGAACTTACAAGCATTTCTCCTGTTAAGGAAGAAAGCGGTGTTAAGGCTTCTGGTGTTACCGTAAGTGTTTCAGGTATAAAGCAAGAGATAGTAGCGTTGCTTGTAGGTCAAGCTTATATTAACAGAAAAGCTTATGTTCACTTTATGCCGCTTGATGAAGGGGATCAACCTGTAACCGAAACTCCAGTTCTATTGTTTAAAGGTTCTATTGATAGCATTAATGGCAATATGGGCGCAAGTGCAGGTTTTACTGTAACTTTGAAATCGAGGTTTGCTGATTGGGAAAGACCTCAAAAGATTTTATATACAAATGTTCAGCAGCAGCAACTTCATCCAGGTGATTTGGGTATGGAGTTTATAGCGCAAATGTCACAGAAAAAACTCATTTGGCCAAGGGCTGCATTCTTGCCCGATCCGAGGGATTAATGTCAATAGCTATTTTAGACCAAGTTGACGACATAAACATTTTGCGTCCGGTAGCTGAAGAATGGGCTGCCGAAGCTCATGGTGCTGAGTATGGTTTGCCTATTGATATTGAAATAGGTCTGGAAACCATGAATCAATTGCGTTTGCGAAACGGCGACGTTTTGGTATTACTATCAAATGAAATAGTCATGGGCTTTTTAGGTTTGTCATATCGGCTTAATCACGTTGGTCCTGGTTTAATTGCCAACGAATGTTGTTTCTATGTAAGTAATGCAGCACGAGGACATGGTTTGAAATTAAAGAAAGCTGCTAAAAAATTAGCAAAAGCTAAAGGTTGTAACTTCTTAATATGGAATGCTTCTCGTGTTGCCGGTGATGCAGACAGAAGTGGTTTGTTGTACGAACGTCAAGGCGCAAAGCAGTTTGAAACCTCTTATCTGGAGGTGCTGTAATGGGTTGTGATGCTGCTGTAATAGTATCCGGTTTTATTGATCCAGGTAGCGGCTCATTGGCTTTGATGGACGACTTTGCTGTAAAGTATTCAGGCGCTTCGTGGACTCCTGGTAGTTTCGGCAACATCGGCAGAATGCCTGAATACTGGTCTGCATTCAAACACATGATTACACCTGATATGCGGCGTGATCGTGAAGTTCAAGCACAAAGCGCGTTGAATGCCAGAACTGTAATTTACGGTAGAACTCGTGTTGGCAATCAACTCGCTTACGCTTGTACTTCTGGAACTAAAAACGAGTATCTTGACGCTATTTGTATATTTGCAGGACATGAAATTGACGGCTATGATGAAATATGGTTTGACGATAAATGTGTTGCACGATCTTCTGTTACTACAACAACCACTACGGCTAGTGTAGAACGTTTCAGATATGTCAATTTGGTTGATGGTGAAGGCAATCTCATACTTAACGACGGTGGTGAGACGGTTCAAATACCAGAAACATATTACGAAGATGTAGAAACAGTTACTTCAATACCTGCTTGGGATATTTTAGCACCGTTTACTGACTTTGTTACTATTACCTATTATGATGGAAGTCAAACCGCAGCAGACGTTACGTTAATAGCAGCATCGAACGGAGTTTGGACCGCAAACCACAAGTTGTTAGGTGTTGCTTATTGTAGAGTTCGGCTGAAGTACAGCGAAACTCTATTTCCTTCGGGAATACCTGCGATTAAAGCAGTAATTAGAGGAAAAAAAGTAGAAGACCCGCGAACCGGAATTGTAGCGTTCAGTTCTAATAATGCGTTGTGTATTCGTGACTATCTGTTGACTTCAATTGAATTAGGTGGATGTGGTGCTGATAGCGATGAAGTAAACGAAGCTTCGTTTTTAGCAGCGGCTAATATCTGCGATGAAGTAGTTTATAGTGGCTTGGAGTTAAACGAAGAACCGCGTTACACCTTGAACGGTATTATTAAACTTGACGGTCCTCCGACTCAGTTTATCAGAGATATGCTTACGTCCTGTGCTGGTGATGCAGTATTTTCAGCAGGCGAATGGAAACTCTATGTGGGCACTACAGCAAGTTCCGTTGCAACTATTGATGAATCTTGGTTGAATGGCGGAATTAGTTTTAAAGGTGGAGCCAATAAAAGCGATAAGGTAAATATTGCAAAAGGTTCGTTTACCAATTCAAATGATTATTGGGCTGATACTGAATTTCCAATTTTGCCTTTGGGTGTCAGTTCGCCTCCTAATAGTGAATATTGGGCTGTAGTTGTTTCCCCGACACAATACGTCGCAGCCAATACTTATAATACCGGAAGTTATGTTTCGTTGGCCGGTAAGATATATAAGGCGTATAATGACGTACCTGTTGCAACGCCCCCGCCCGACGCTTCGTATTGGCTTATTGTTGATCCTTACGACAGCAGCCTTGCTTATGCTCAAAGTTCAATAGTTCAAAATTTAGGAGTTGTGTATATAGCGTTAGTTTATGTACCAATTTCCAACGCTTATTTGGCCGAAGATGGAGGTGAAGTTTTAACCGCTAATTTGGTTCTGCCGTTTACGATAACCTCTTCTGAAGCACAACGGCTTGCTAAAATAGCTCTTGAAAAATCAAGACGTGGTTTTAGTTTGTCGTATCCGTGTAATCATAAAGCGTTTGAACTTGATGTAATGGACGTGGTGACTGTTACCAACGACTTGATGGGAATTAACGGCTTGTTCCGTATTGTGGATTGGTCTTTTTCGTTTATGGGCGGAACCTCGTTGTCATTGGTGCAATACGATCCTAATATTTATAATTGGATTCCTGGTGACAGCACCCCGCTTGAAGCTCCAGACTTAACGAATCTGCCGGACCCTCTGTTTGTGTCGCCTCCTTCAGCAATAGTGCTAACACCTATAGTTTATGACTCAAACGGTGGCACTGCCAGCCGAGTTGACTTGCTGGTTTCGTGGACGGCAGGCGGTCCAGGAGAATTGAATTACGAGCTTCAATATGCATTAATAAACACTGATTGGACTGACATAATTTTAGTTGGAAGTGGTACTTCGTATACAATTCAATCGCTGGCTACAGGTTATTATAACGTTAGAGTCAGGGGAGTGAATAGTTTAGGTGCTGCCTCCGTGTGGGTAGATGCAGTTACTATTTTCATTCCTAACCCCGACACTCTTGTTCCAGATATAACTGGCTTTGAATTATTTGGTCAAGGTAACAATACTGAATTTCTTGGTCGCGATGTAGTTTTGAAATGGAACAAACCAACACCTCGAAGCAGTGATGTTGTTACTGACGTTGCCGCTCCTGAAGTTTATCAAGGTTGGTTGAAGTATTACGAACTAAAAGTAATGACTTCAACTGGAGTTGTGTTACGAACTGAATACTTAACTGTTGAAGGTTATACATACACTTTTGAAAATAACTATATTGATAATGCAGGGAGTCCTAAAAGAAGTCTTAATTTTGAACTTCGCGCTGTTGCTACTTGGGGTGATGTTTCTGCCAATGCCGCAAAACTCAGTGTTAGCAATCCTTCACCTTCAGCATTAACCGGAATAGTTACTGAGCGAATAATTGGTGCGTTTTCAATTAGTTTTGACCCTTTAACCGAACTTGACGTTGCTGGTTATCTGATTCACGCAAGTCAAACTACAGGCTTTACTCCAGGCGAAACAACCTTAATTAATCGTGGGCCTGAAACCAGCTTCTATTATACGTTACTGGCTGTTGGTGATTGGTTCGTTAAAGTTGCTGCTTATGATAGCTTTGGTGAAGATGGCCTAAATTGGTCCGATCAAGTTACAGTAAGTGTGTTGCCCACAATAGACATTATGCTTGCTGATTTAACAGGACAACTTACTGAGAGCCAACTGTACGGGGATTTGACAGCACGAATTGACTTGATAGATACTTCAGGAACCGGACTTGTTGATTTACTTGCCGCTACCAACGCTTCGTTGGCTTCAGTTGCGAGTCAAGTTTCAGGGTTGCTCAGTACCGATTTTGATACAGCAGTTGCTTATGATGTTGACGATCTGGTTCGCTATACAGGCAACCTGTATCGTTGTATTTTAGCAACAACACCTCCTTCAGAACTTCCGACAAACACTACTTATTGGGAATTGATTGGCGCTTATGCTTCCTTGGCCGATGGTGTTGCGGCACAAGCCGTTGCTATTGAGGATTTGGATACAAGAGTTACCACAGCAGAAGGTACAATAATTTCGCAATCTTCTGATATAGTGGCTTTGATAAACACGGTCGATGATCCAAGTACAGGAGTTAGTGCGCTTTCCTCTGCTGTAACTATTTTGGAGTCTGATGTATCTTCTGTACAGGGTACGGTTTCATCTCATACTTCGTCAATTTCAAGTTTAACTTCAAGCGTTAATAGTAATAATGCGGCGATAGTATCTGAAGCAAGTACAAGAGCAAATGCTGACAGTGCTATAGCCGGAAGCTTAACTACGCTGCAATCTACAGTAGGTAGTCATACAACCAGTATAGCTACTCAGACCACAAGTATTAACGGTATTCTTGGTAAATATTCAGTCAAAATAGATAACAATGGTTATGTGTCGGGTTTCGGTTTAATATCTACCAACAATAACGCAGCGCCTACTTCAGAGTTTATTATAGTTGCCGACAAATTTAGCATTGCACCTGTAGCAACAAGTCCTACGGCCAATGATAACAGTCCGTTCTTTTATTTAACTACACCTACTGTAGTTAACGGAGTAACATTATCAGCAGGTATGTATATTAAACGCGCTTATATTGGCGAAGCTACTGTTGATACTTTGCAGATTGCAGGTAACGCGGTAACTATTCCTGTTTCGGCATACAGTTCAGGTTCAGTTGTGGTAGGTACAGTTGGCGTAACTACGTTGCAATCGGCAGTAATTACTGTGAACGGAACTACTCCGGTTTCTATTATGGTTAGTTGCGGTACTCAAAACAACGCCAATCAATCAATGATAATGAGAATAAGTAGAGACAGCACCGTTTTGCGCGACCTTGTAGCTGGCCCAAATAGTGTTTATAACAACACAAGCTCATTTTCATTTCATGTAAGCGATACACCATCTGCCGGAACTCACACTTATTACTTTTCAGCATACATTGCAGACGGTAGTGCAAACGGTGGTGCGTTTTCTAGAGGTCTTACGTTAATTGGATCAAAACGATAAAGGAGCCTCCAAATGGCACAATACAAAACTGGTACAGCTACGGTAGTTAATAATTCAGTAACGGTAACTGGCATCGGCACAGCTTTTGTTGCAAACGTTGCCGTTGGTAATACCTTCAAAGTGACCGGCGAGAATGCTATTTACCAAATAGCTTCAGTTCTTGACGATACCCATTTGACGCTTTCGCCTGCTTATGCTGGAAGCACTCAAAGTTCAGTTGCTTATCAAATCACACGAGACTTCACACCAAACCTGGGACTGAGTGAAATTTCATCAGGTGACGTAGATTGGGCCTACAATCTCACTCAGGGTGTTATCCGTAAATTTGATACAATTGCCGGTCCTGCTATCGCCGATCTGACGGGGGCGCTTGCAGAAGCATCGGAATATGCCGATGCCGCAGCTCTTGACGCTGCTGCTGCTGCTGCAAGCGAAGCTGCTGTGCTTGGTATGGCCGACGGCTTTATAACCACGTCAACGACAAGCTGGACCCCTGCCATTGAGTCTAAGGCGTTCACAGTCGATGCAGATAAGCTATTTACTACCGGAGTATGGGTTTCAATTGTTAGTAACGCTAATATTGATAACTACGGATTCGGACAGGTTGTGTCGTATTCAGGAACTACCTTAACCGTCAGCGTTCAGGTTATTAACGGAGTTACTGCTTTAACCGATTGGAACATTTCATTATCTGGAATACGCGGCATTGACGGCGTAGCTGGTACTGATGGAATAGGCTATTTGTGGGAAGGTACTTGGAGTGAAGCAACAACATACGATGTCAACGATGCAGTTGTTTACGACGGTTCAACTTATGTTTGTATTCTCGAATCACTTGCGATGTTGCCCACAAATGTAACGTACTGGACCCCTATGTTTGTTGGTTTAACCGACGCTCAAAGGGTAATTGCAAGTCAGGCTGCAAGTGATACCGTTGCAGGTTACGTCACAACTGAAGCGCAGAGTTTTGCCGGACCTAAAACGTTTGAGGACGTTCTTACAGTGCAAGGAACGGTCGCTACTGACGGGCCGACTTTGGGGAGTGAATTGCTTACGGGCGGAACTTGGGCATCAACAGGTTGGACCGGGGATAATACTTCAGGGTGGCGAAACATACCTGGAAACGCTGATATTTTGTCGCATTCGTCAGCTACTGAAATTGCTCATTATTACGTGTTAACTGCGATTAAAACAGGACTCTCTCAAACAAATTTTACTATCAGTGCAGGCGGGGTTGCTTTAGGAACAGTAGGGGCAGCGACTACAGGCACGGTTAAATTCGGGTTTAGAGCTGTTTCTACGGCTGGAATATCGGTAACGGTGACAGCCGGAACTTGGGTGTCGTATATTAGTTTTTCGTTAAAAGAAATAGCTAGCAGTTCAGACTCTTTAATAACCTTATGCAATTCTTCGGGAACAGTCGTTTCTGAAGAACGCTATGGCGCTAGTAATTTGTATAAAGGAGTTTCTAGCGGTGAACAAACTTCAGGCGGTACATCTAATACTGGTGTTGGTCACGGGTCGTTGCAACACAACATAACAGGTAACGCAAATTGCGCTTTTGGTGTAAACACATTAATCAATTTGACAGGAGGTTCTTCTAATTTTGCGGGAGGTTCGGGTTCGGGAGCGCAAGTAGTCGATGGTGATTACAATACGTTTGCCGGATATAATTCAGGAAACACTATTAAAAATAGAAACGGACATACTTTAATCGGTTACTATGCAGGAGGTACGTTAAATCCGGTAAGCGATACCGGCGACTACAATACGTTTATTGGTTATAGGTCAGGTTTTCACGCAAGTCAATTAACTACCGCTGATAACTCTATAGCGATAGGTGCAAACTCTTATACTACAGCAAATAATCAAGCCGTGTTCGGCGCTTCTACAATAACTGAAACAATTCTTCGAGGTATTGTTAGAGTTCCAGGTTTTGTACCTACAATTAGAACTGTAACCGATGCTAATACAACAATGGTATACACAGATCATACAATTGAAATGTCAACAGGCGCTTTAGGAAGAACAGTTGACCTCTCGGCTGCTGTAGTAGGTCAAGTAATCATTATTAAGAAAATTGATTCAGGCGCAGGGGCTGTAACTTTTGTTTCAACTACTTCTTGCACAATAGATGGAAGCACGACGAGAAGTTTAGTTTCTCAATATGAATCTTTAACTCTTGTTTGCAAAACTGCTGGCGAAAGTGCTGTGTTTGACATTGCCGAAACTACTTGTGCAGCGAGTGCTACAGTCAATGGTTTGGTTACTACCGGAACTCAAAATTTAACAGGCGTTAAATCGTTCGATTCTAATACTTTAATAAATACAATTACCGATGATACAATTAATCCGCTTCAAGTTAACGGAACTGCTATAGCTACGTGCTTTATGAGTTGGGGAACTTATATAGCTCAACCTGGACGAGGTCTTGTTGCGGGAATGGATATTTATGGAGGTAACAGGGGTCGTTTTTTTGCATATGACTACGACACTTCTTCTTGGGGAAATTTAATATTTGGCAATTCGTTAATGACACTTGAAGCCGATTCAGGCAACCTTATTACAACAGGTTTGCTTATCAACACCCCTTCAACCAAAGCCGTAACAAGTTCAACATCGGCAATACCTGTAACAAATAGTAACTGCGAAATAAGTACAACTGGTGCCGCTGTTGCTTCGTTGGCTGACGGAACTACAGTAGGAACTGAAATAGCTCTGTACGTCAAAGCTGTTTCAAATGCAGGTGATAGTTTAGTAATAACGCCAATAACTTTGCTTGGCGGTACAACAATTACCTTTGCAGCTTCACCTTTAGGTAAAGGTTGTATACTTCGATGGACTTCGGTAGGCTGGATTGTAGTAGGAACTAACGGAGGGGTTGTAGCCTAATTTTCAAAAGGAGTTGTCTATGAAAAAACTGTTTATTGTTCTGTTTATAATGTGTATTTCAACACAGGCTTTTGCCCTGGACCTTAACATTTATGCAGGTCAATATTTCGGTGAAAAGAATACCGGAATATTAGGCAGTGAAAACCCTAAATACGTTCAAGGTACTCAGGTTTCAGAAACCTTTTTAGAGAATTATCTTCGAGTTTATTTAGGATATGAAACGCAAATGACAGGACAGAACAGTGACTTTTCATTTCATCCTGACAGGATAGCTTACACAGTAGGATTTGACATAAACGCGTATAAAGGCTTTGGGATCAACTTAGAACATCTGTGCGACCATGCTGTTAGTGGTTCAGGTGAAACTCGACAGTTTTCATTGATTTCTTTGTTTTACAAAACTTCTTACAAACCATTTGACTAAAAGAACTTTTGTTGCTTTTCGGTTTTGGTGTAACCTATTTCAACGAGTATTTTGTTTGCTTCTTCGATATAACGATTAAAGTTAACATCTAAAGGAAAGGACGGTGGAAGGTCTTGACAAGGCTTTGCACCGTCTGTACTTGGTACTTTGTTCCCGTTAACGACTTTATTAATACAACCTTTAATACCCTTTGCGTAGTAAAACCTTACAGTCTTGCCTAAATAAACACCGTCCTTCTCACCTCCTCCTGTAACTTTAATAACGGAAACAAAACGTTTAATATCTTTGCAATTGCGAATAGTTTCTTCTACAGGTACACCTGTTGTAAGAAGTGTTTGTACTGCGTCTGAACAAATTAAAGCGTTCGGGTTCTTGGAAAGAATACTATTTAAAGCAGAACCTCTTTCCGAATAACAACCTTTTACTTTACAAGTATTATCTTCTTTAACTATAATGAAGTTGTTAACATCACGGCTGTAAACTGCTTTGTATCTAGTTTCCTCAGTCTCGAAACCTGTTGTTTTTTCCCATTCAGCTATTATGTTATTTAATTCTTCGTATTTATATACAGAACATTTTGAAATAATACCGTCTGTATTGCCTGAAACTACAGGTATACCTGCTAGTTCAATAGCTTCGATTAACATTAACAAACAAAGTTGACCTGAAATTGTAACTTGAAGCATTAAGTCAGGCGAATAAAGTGAAGAATACTTTGAACCTAGCTTCCCAAAGGAACCATTACAAACAATTTTAAGCGAATCTGCGTAGACTTTATTCTTATTTTTCTTTGCAGTAAGTCTACGTTCAACTATTGAACGATAAACATTTAAAAAGTTTTCTCCAAGATGTTTTGGGTATAAACCTTGCGTAAGAATAATTGAAGGGTAATACGAATTTACATCACGATCTATAAGAAGCGTATCTTCTGTTGCAACGTGACTACAACATTCTTCTGTAGAATGTAAACCGCCTATTCCCATACGATAAACTGAAGAACCAATTTGAAGTGCTTTTAGCTGTTCAAATTCTTTAGGTTCTAAAACTTGTCCGTTTTCTGCAATAATAAACTTACAGTCACCTATTGTATTTAGCATCTTCTGAAGCATTGGAGTTTTATATTGAACAAAGTCTGGAACTTGGTATTTATAAACTGTTCCGGCTTCGATAGTAGGACGCTTTGCCCAATAGCCATTCATTTCCTTGATTTCCCCACAAAGAACGGCTTCTGCTATTTGTGCATCGCTTTTTGAACGAAGGTCTTGTTTATACTGAATTGAAAGCTGTTGACGTAGTTCTAATTGTGGGCAAAGTTCTTTGCAGAGTAGTAAAGTGTCCTCAAGATCGGTAAAACAGTAATTTCTTACTGTGACGCACTCAGAAGGGCTGAGAGCTGTTTCCGGCGAAAAAGGTAGCTCTTGTAAGCGGGGAGCGTGTAGACGGGCAGCATAAGCCTTGAGTGAAGCTGAAAGAGGGGCTACTTCGATCAAATCGACGTGGTTGATGTTTCCCATCTTAAATTTGTAAGCTCTTTCAACGTCACCTGGACGCCAATTTTCACGAATTATAAAGTTTGTTACTTGTTTAAGCGTTTCAGTAGAAGCGTTGTTAAGTGCAAGCCAGATAAGAGGTAAATCAAAAGTTGTAGAATTGAAACCCACAATGCAGAAATTATGTAAGACCCAAAGTAGCTTTGGAATGTCGAGTTTTGCTGTAGCAGATAACTCAAAATAGGTAACTGCCATAGTAGTATAAGAACGAAAAGCAGCGAGAAAATAGTTAGGGTAAATCTCAAGATCGAACGCAAGAATACCTCCTTTTGCTGCATAAAGTTCTTCGTCGGTAAATAGTTCGTAAGGAACATCTTCACGATGCAACGCAACTGTACTTGTTTTAGTACGTTGTTTGCGTTTAGCTGGTTCGTTGGGGAGGGGGAAGAAGTTCATTTAGGTTTTGCTGCGTTTCTAAGTTTTCTACTATAAGTTACAAGAAAAACAGTTCGGCAAGTCATACACCTGGGAACTCTTTGAACAAATTTTAATTCGTTACTACCACAAAAAGGACAATATTTAATACCGTTCATACCCTCACCCCTGCCAAAGCTCCCCTCACACCGTTGCCGAAGAAGAACATAACGTTATGTGAATAAAAATCAACACTTTCAATACAATGCTCAATTCTCTTTAACCTTTTAATATTAAAAGCTGGTCCATGCTTAATGCCTGGAACTTCACAACAAGCACCTTCAGATTTATCTCTGTGTGACTGCAACATTCCATCAAAGAAATAAACAGATTTTTCAGTTTCTTTTCCATTAGAAAAAGGTTCTATGTTTTTTAGTGCTTCGTAAAATCCTTTAGGTAACGGTTCAGGTCTACATTCTTTATTTAAGATCAAGTTAATTTCAGGCCACGACTCTTCAAAAAGCTGAGTACGAATAAAACTTTCGTCTTCAAAGTAAATTGTGCAACTATTTTCAGAACGTCCAAACTTTGTTAATTTCTTTTTCGTATTGATTATTGCGGTAACAAACGCTTTGGGAAGTATACAAGTAGGCAGGTTCAGGCCATGCCATCCTTCGAGTAATATTGCTCCGTCTGACGCAAATACGGAGTTTTCACGTACTAAAATTGAGCATTCTACGATACGTTTCTTGTCATTATCTACGGTAAAACCGCTTATCTGTTCAAGTCTGTCTCTCAGAACGTCTGAGATAGCGCACAAGGGGGGATCGGGTGCAAGGGCAGGCATACCCTCATGCCAGCATGGTACGAAGCAGGAGAACGAGCCTGACTTGATCGAAAGTCTACCTTCCAGCTCAGTAATCGACACGTCCTTTGTTGTGCGCTCCAGGGCGGCGATAAGTTTATAAGTTTGCGGACAAATTTCAAGACTTTCTTCAATTTTAGCTCCAGCGGTTAAAATACCATCGTAGGCCAAAGCCCAATTGTTATGCAGAACACAGTGAGTTTTAAAAGCTGTATCGTCTTCTTTCTTTTGAGCTACAGAGATAAAAGATAACGCTGCTATTAAACCTTCGGAGGTTTTGCTTTTGGTTTTGCGCGGCGGCATTGGTACACTCCTTGCATTCTGTCTTTAAATCTGATTAGCGGGTTATGCAGACATAACAGGCTGTATAATCTATGTTATAATCCTAATGCCTCTTTTGCCTTACAGTTGTGACATCCACAAGGCGGGTCACAGGCGTAATTTGCAAATGGAGTCAGTGCCTCTTTCAGCCGCGCAATGTGCTGTGCTTGAAACTCAGACTCTTTATCAATTCTGCTGACCAGAACCATGATCCCGTTGGCCACTGATTTTGCCCTCAGTTCAGGCACCCCAAACATCTGTAACGTCCCGTAAGCCGCCTTGATACCTTTGTTCAGCCTGTCAATTTCGCAGTACGGACATTCTGACATTGGCCCTGTCTTTTCATCCATGTAGCCGTGTTCTTTGCAATGCAATCTCATTTACCCCTCCTACGGATTATAACCAAGTCGCTGGAAGCCGCCCCTTGTTCCTTATACTTCGGCGGTCTTCCTCTACCGCCCTCTTGCCAAGCTGAATAACCTGTACGCTCACGATCTTGTTCAGTTTGTTTAACAGTACAAGCAGGACAACGTGTTAAACCTTCAGAGTTCTTACCGCAAATAGTACAATTTCCTTTTGTAAGTTGATCTTGCTGCCATTTACGTTGACGTTTCATTAGAAGGGAATTTTCTCGTTGATGTTTGCATAACCTTCACAACTAAAAGCAATTATTCTAGCAGGAGGTCTTGCGTTAAACTTTTTGCAAACTTCGATTTCTTCGTTGAAGTTATCGCAAGTAATACAACTTTTAACTATCTCTTCAGGTAACATGCTACAGATTAAAGTTGCATTTGTCAATACATTTTTAAGTCGTCTATCTATTGTTTCGCGTAAATATCTGTTTATAAGTTTGCTCACCATTCAACTCCGATGATATTTTTGAATTGACTATCAACTTGAACTTTAATCTTTTTAGGACAACGCAATTGCTGACAGTAAATTAAAGCGTCTTCAACTGTTACAGGAACTTCTAAAGAACTTCTTTGTTGCCACCAATGTACAAAATTGGTTTTAATTCTGCCAACTGATTCAGGAAATAAATATTCTGTAAATCTTAATATTCCACTGTAATAACTAACTTTAATGCAAGGTTTTTTATCTATTTTTTGATGTTTGTGGTATATAACTTTAGTTACGTCATAAGTTTCATATTGTACTTCTGTATAATCACCTTTTATGAGTTCTGCTGTTCCCGCTGTTCTAAGCAATTTAGTTTGAAACTCGAACTCAGCGCCGCAACCTTCGGCACTTGCTTCAGGGTGTCCGCCGCAATATCTAGCCGAACAATGATTATACAGCCCACAAGCAGCGCATATCTTTACAGGCACATCGCCTGTTTTATCACCTTTTTTCTTAGGTATAATCGGATCGTTCACGGGTCCGATACGTTTAGTGTTGCCACTAAAGTCTAAAACCAAACAGTTGGATTTAATATATGGAAAGTTAGGATTGTTACCGTTATAAGTTCTAGTTCCTCTGCCGTTCTTTTGAACGTGCATCACAGGTGAAACAGTAGGGTACAAATCAATAATTAAATCTATAGGAGGATGATTAAAGCCAGTTGTTAAAATTCTAAAACCTACAATTGCTTTAATTTTTCCTTCCTTAAATGCAGCGAGTCGTTCGTCGCGTTCGTCGTCTGAAATTTTACTATGAACAAAGCTTGAGCTTATTCCAAAACTTTGCAGCATGTCGCTTATATGTTCACAATGCTCTATTCCAGAAGCAAATACCAGCCAACAGTTTCTATCATATCCGTATCTAACAGCTTCTTGAATTGCAGCATAAGTTATTTCCTGCTTATCAACAGCCTTTTGCAATTGTCCCTGGTTGAACTCACCTTTGCTAATTGCAACACCTGAAACATCAAGTTGCGTTTTTAACTGACTTGGAACAATTAACGGCGAAAGATAACCTTCTGAAATAAGTCTATTGAACGAATGTAACTTTGTTATGTCAAAACATACATCTGTAAATAACGGATTGTCGCCGTCTGTAAGTTTTCCTTGTCCCAATCTGTAGTCAGTTGCTGTAAAAGCCACTACTCGAATGTTAGGATTTATAAGCCGTAAAGTAGCTTCAATTTGCCTGTAGCCTGTCTCTTCGTCAGGAGATACAGCGTGTCCTTCGTCAATCAAGATTAAATCTCTGAAACCAAATGCTTCGGCATTAGTTCGTACCGAGCCAAGTGAACCAAATACTACAGAGTTTGCACTTTCCTTGCGGTCAAGACCCGCACAATAAATACCGGCAGGAGATAAGGCGTTTATCATCAACAAATCGTTGTAGTTTTGTTGAACAAGTTCTTTAGTGTGAACAAGTTGCAAGATTCGTTGATTAGGCCAATTGTAAAGAATATAATCTATTAGCATTGCTATCAAACTGCCTTTACCTGTATTATGATGAACCACGAAATCGCTTGTTAAATATAAATGATCTTTGTCAAGAGCGAAGCCGTAAAAGTCATTGTTAGGTAAAATTTCAGTCTTAAAGCTTGTTATCAAAACACCTTTCTTTTGATTTCTAATCATTGCTCTTTTGTGAGGCAATCGGCAAGGTATTTCAATAACATTTCCGCTAATAGAAACTCTAAAATAATCCCCGACAAAACCAGTTTGGGAAGCTTTTTTACAAGATTTGACATAAGCGGCAAATCCCAAACTTCTTGCTATAAAAACAACATCTAGGGCTAATAGTTTGGACTTAGTTATATAATCGTACATGTGTCCGTCAAGGTGTCCATCTGTATCAATTAAACCAGCCAACACTTCAAGTCTATTTTGCCTAGTAGTTATTTTATAACAGGTTGGCACAAACTTAGTTCCAGAAGTAACCCCCTGTAAGCTTAAACGTTCTAAGTGTGTGGCTATTATTGGTTTTTTAGTTCTATCTCTCTTTTCTCTTCTTAATTGAATACTGTACGCTTTATTATTTTTTTTAACTGTTGTTGAATAAGTATCCCCTGTTGAAAGTATTAATTCTTTAACATAATCCATTAAAACTTCATCCATAGAAGTAAAATTAACCGTATTTGCAGAATAACCTCCGTCTCCTAAAAATAAGCCTATAAAATAAGGAGGTAGTGGTAAAAACGATTTGTTTTGAAATTCTACACCAGCACGTCTTATTTTATGAAGATGTTTAAAATAAGCAGATTTTTGTAAATAATCTTTTATTGAAATATTGCACAATGCTGGTTCAGTTGACTCATATATTCTGCCGCTATTTTCCGATCTTTCGTTTACCTTATATAAAGAAAGAATGTGACTTATGTTTACTTCAAAAGATTCTCCTTTTGTGGGAACAATGCGAACCATTTGTTCATTGCCTCTAGCTAAATTAAGAACAGTTCTAGGTTCGCTGTCTGGACCCATTAGTTTATCACCAATTTTTACATCTTCGACTATTTTTACAGAACCGTCATACATAAGTATTTTGGTTCCTTTGGCGTGGCATCCTGTAGGCATACATACAACTGGATTGCCAGTTGCGTTGTCTTTGAAGTAGTTTAAGACAGAGTATAAAGCTTCAGTTTGAAAAGGCCAAGGTGAAAAACTCATTTAATCCTCTTAGCTTCTTCATTTTCTTTCAAAGTTGTAATAGTAATGCTAAACTCAGTGCCTAATTTAGTTATACCTTCAGGCAAAGACTTATCTAACGTTCTCTGTACCCATTGCTCAGAACCTTCATATTCAATTAATCTGCTAACTTTCATACTATAGACTCCCAACATTCATATTCAAAAGGAATTGCTTCTTTAGGTATAATTGCATTTTGTTTATGACACAACCAACTCGCATTATCAACAGGAAAACAAAACCTACAACTCCTACAGTTTCTTAAAGGCAACTCAGAACCAAAACAAATATCTTTGGCGTCGCAGTAAGAACACTCGTAATAGCTTGGACTTGCACTTATACCGTTAGGAGCTACTTCAGAGAAGATTATCATTTCTGCTTTGCGTTCAAGTGAAGCTCCAAGAAAGTGATCTAGTTTTATAGCTTCAATGTGCAAGTCATCATTATTTTTACTTACCGCCATGTAAAGACTGTAATCAAGACCTCTTTTATACCCATAGATACATTGTTGTGCCCAATGAACAGGCTTATAAAGCTTAACGCCGTCTTTAACCAGCTTATCAAAGTTGGAAACTTTATTACCCTGCTTACCAAGCCCTTGCGTTTTCATTTCACAAAGCAATTTACCCACAATACCGTATCTTGAGGGTAACTCTATTTCGGCATCAAGCGAACCGCCAAAATGACCTTTACAAGCTGATATGCGTAATTGCATCTTGCCTTTGTCAGTTTCACCTCTTGCGATTGCTTCTTCGTCAAACTGAATTACTTTACAACCAATGCCTTCAAGGTATTGTACAAAACGAGGTTCTTCAAAGTGACCTCTATTCAAAAGTCGTTGCATCCTGCCGTCAAATTCTTTGTAGAAAGTCCATCTAAATTTTAACCACAAATACTTACTACAGGAATGACCTATTTCACTTGCACCTAAATGGCTACGCGGTCCTTCATTCCATTTGTGGGAACACCAGGAATCTATTTCGTTTTTAATTTGAGTTGAAAGCGTTGCAAGTTCGGAGGGGGTCATAGAAAGCCTTTCGGAAAATTAGCTACTCAGCGCAAAGCAGGGACCGTAGCCCCTGCTTCAAACTTAATATCTACTTTATTTAGCCCAAGGCGGTGTGCTGGCAGTTGCCGCAGCCGGTGCAGCACTCCAAACAGGTGCAGCCGCAGCAGCAGGTTCAGGAGCCGCAGCAGGGGCCGTCCATGCAGCCGGTGGTGCTTGTTGTGCTACAGGCGCAGGGGTAGGTGTGGCTGCTGGTGCTGGAGGCGGTGCAGAGGCTCCTTGCTTCCCAGGTTGATCCCCGTTGATAGTCAAGATACCCTTGACTTCTGTGAATCCTTTAGCTTGTGCTTCAGGGTCTTTTTGCAAGCCAACTACAGCCCTGAAAGGCCGGTTGTGCAACGCTGCTGAATCTGTAACTTGAAACACGCCAGTTGCGTGACAGATTGCCGAAAGCTGACGATGAGCAATTTCCTGTGCTTTTTCATTCTTGTTAAAGATGTTTAGGCGATAAGCACCCTCAGCACCTTTAAATTCACCTTCGATAATCATAAGGGTAAGTTCAAGATAACCTTGGCCGTCTTTTGCTTGCGTTTCTTTCATTTCTGAAGCTGAGATAATTACAGGATGCCCAAGCTTGTCAGATACAGGAAGTTGATTACCTCCGATTGTTGCCGGTTCGATCTTCGTAGCGTCAAATACCATTCCGATGTTTGCCATATTAAATTACCTCCTGGATTTGGGCTTCGTGAACCCATAGATTTTTTACATCTTTGTCAAAGAACAGGATGAAGTATTTAACGACTCCATAATAATAAGCTGCATCGTCAACAATACCTTCTCCAAATGGAGTTGAAACCTTTTGACCGCTTTCAAATTTAAACTCAACAACTTTCATTAATTTCTCCTTTGTGGTTTGTAGCTTTTAAGCTACTTTTAAGTTAACTACCAAATCAATAAAGCCTTGTACGTTGTCCAGATTTTCACAAGCTTCGTCTTCAATTGTAATGTCAAATTCGTCTTCGAGGTGCATTGCTAATTCAACCATGTGCAAGCTATCGGCACTTAGTTGTTCAAAGGTTGTTTCGCCAGTTAAATCCTCTGCGTCAAATACAGCTTTGACAATTTCAATTACCTTTTGTTCAATTGCTTGCACAAATAAACCCCCTTTCTATTTTGAATTTTTAAGTCTTGCCTTCTTAGCTGCTTTATTACGTTTCTTGCGCCATTTACGATATTCAACAGTAACCCTGTCATTAACTTTCTGTTTGCTTTTATCAGCTATAAACTTACGCATTTTGATCTTCCTCCTTTTAAGTTAACTCCCTGTTGTATAAATCTCTTCCGCTACATTTGTAAATAACGTCAGCAAGATAGTTCCAGCTTTGTTCTTTAGGAATTGAGATTTCCCCACATATGTTGAAGCGATTCTTTGCAACATAACCAGGAGTTCTTTCTAAACCGAGTATTCTACCTTTGTTTGCAGATATACCTTGAACAAAGTTTTCTGAGTTCTTGCTTACAAAGATAGGTTCATGCAAGAAGCCTACAAGGTCAGCCCATTGGGTAAGCATTTCGCGCTTACCGTAAGTCTTTTGATTCTTAGGCGAATGCAATAGTAAGTTCCATGTGTTATACTCACCAGCAGAAGGATCAATAACTTTGTCAGCAAACACATGGCAAGTCATTATAATGTTTATACCACCATGCTCAACAAGAGCATCACACTTTTCAAGGAACTGAGCGAACAAACCGTTGCTGAAATCGTATGCTTTGCCGTATCCACCAAGAGCCGAATCCATTGTAACAGTCTTCTTATTACCAGGAGAATATTGCGGGTCCATCCTTACTACTTTTTCATGTATAAGGCGTTCAAGTGCTGTTGCACTATCAAACAACAGGCTCTTTTGTGGGAACTTACCTTTCTGAGCTAGAGTTGTCACTTCGTCAAGAAAGGATAGTATTTCATCAAAACTTTTGAGTATAGGGGTTTTGGGAATAGGTTTAGGTATAAAGCCTATCTCCAGGGGAATAAGAAGCGGTTTAGGAGCGCTGACAATAAGGCTGGTCTTGCCTACACCCTCAACGCCGCAAATGACTATTCGAGAGCCTGTTTGAGCGTTGGCTGTTTGTGTAACTTGACTTAGAAAGTTTGACATATCAGTTCCCGTACCCGTTCCCGTCCCCGTACCCGTCCCCGTCCCCGTACCCGTACCCGTAAGATGTTTGGTTTTCAGAATCTAAAGCTGAGTTTTCCATACATCCTCCGAACAGCAAAGAGTTGCAATAACATTAAGTTCATGAAATTCTACTGGCAGGGGGCATTTATCCAATATGGTATTAGAGAGCGGTCCTTTTAACGCCAACTCGCCAAGCCCTGCTGTAGTTCCCCATCTACGAATTACAGCAGCTTTTTCAAGTTTACAAGCGGTTCCTTCTTTTGAAAAATAGCCAATCATGTTCCAGCCGCGAGGCAAAATTACAATTTTGATGTTTCCTTTTGGTTCGGTTTGTTTAATCGAATCAGCCTTTACGTACTTTACTTCGTCGATGGTGATCGTTTCAGGTTTGCTCATTTTCTTTCTCCTTTTAAAACAGTTGTATGAGATTTAGTTACGCCGCAGACTTTACATCTTAACGTCATTACAGCTATAGTTTTAGTCACTTTGCGATAGTTAAGAACCTGCATTGGTTGATTGCAATGGGTCACAGTAAAGCAAGTTGTTCAGCCGTCATATCAGCCTGATTACGAAAGTGTTGAAAGGTTAAGATACGAGGCTTGTCTTTAGTTCCAATTGACTGATATTTGAACGTTGCGACATTGCCGAGATATGCCGCTTTTTCATCCCAAATTAATTGACGTTCAGCATGAGTAAGTTTGCCGCAACCAAGTGTAAATTGACCCCATTTCTTATTTTTAACGATGAACGAACCAAGCGTTCCGGCTGGAACAAGCCCGTCTTGAGATGAACTGCGTTTAGTATGACCGAGTTCGTTTTGATATGCTTCGTTCGTGTTCGTTTGAGCTTCAACAAAGCCGATCACTACGCATTCTTCAGTAACAAATGGCTTGCGGCGAAGCAGAAAATGTTCCTTGAAAGTTGAACGACCGAATTTATAAGTGCCAGTTAAGGAGCGCAGCATAATTCCTTCGTAACCGGCTGTCAAGGCCCATTCCTCAAATGCCATAACTTCGGCCAGGGTGTTGCACAGGACTTGAGGAAGAAACTTTATAAAGCTTTTGCAATTGGCAGGTTGCGCCGCAGAAATGCCTTTAACAAGATTTAAACGTGAAGCAAAAGGCATTGAAGGTAAACAACCGAAAACATCAAATACCCACAATATAAAGTTTGGAGTACCTGCTTTGTTCATTACAGCAGATTGAACATCATTGAAGTTATGCAATCCCGGTTGATTTGGGTTATCTTCGTTGCAAAGAAGCAGTTCACCATCAAAACCTGTGTAACCCCATTTCTTTAAAGATTCGTAAATGTGATTATTCGGAATACGTTTTAAAGTATTTGACAGCGGTTCTCCGTCAACAATCACACAACGAATACCGTCAAGTTTTAGGCTTGCTATGAGTGGAAAGCGAAGGTCTTTAAGTTGATCGTTTTCAACTGTTACTGGTTTCATTGGTTTCATTTTATTTGCCTTTCAAATATGAAGTATAATTCTTTATCTCATACTTCAGTTTGATTGTCAAGAGTTTTTATGCAAAGCTAACCAGATTTTCTCATTCGGACAAAAGGTACAAGGAAAAGCAAGTTTGTTATAAATTTTGTTGCAAGGAACTTTAATACAAGCTTGTTTGTTTAGCTTGCGCTTGTCCTCTATTGAAGTTTTGGGAGCTTTTGCGGGATCAGCCACAGTCTTCAATTTCTTTCATTATTAAAGCTAAAGCCGAATAGCTGAGTAAGTCTTTTAAAGTATCTTCAATGCTTTCATCTACAGCCGCTTCTGATTTGGTTAAATTTTTTAGTCTGTGATACTTATCACCTATACGAACGACAATGCCTTTATAGCCAAAGTCTTCAAAGTTACTCATAGCGTTTGTCGTACCCGAATAATCACGCCCTTTAGCGTCCATAATTTGTAGGCAATCATCAAAGATTTGTTTCAAGGCTTTCATTTTAGCTTCGTGGTTCACGCTGCACCTCTTATATGTTCTGAAAGATGATCTTCACTTTCTGGAAAAGGATAGGTTCGAGTTTTAACCAAAGCGTGTTTGCGTTCAATTTCATCAAGTATTGCAGAGCCGTTAGCGCCGGTTCGTCTTGCTCCGTCAAGAGCTAAAAGAATTACGTCAATCCATTCTTCAAGTTTGGTTGGTTCATTTTCAATTTCAATAAGTTCTTTGCGAATATGATTTGTAATACCTTTTGTTCTAAGGCCTGGACCAAACGTTGCTTCAGTCCATTCCGCATGTCTTGCTACAAACTCGTTAAAGTAGGCTTCGCTCATACTCTCGCAAACCTCCTTGCTCCTGGGATAAGTTCTTTACGTCTATCTGTTCTAACTGGATTCTCTACCCTTCTATATATTGCACTACAATCTTTGCCGCAGCATTCTTGAGCTTCCCAAACTTTATTACTTTTGCCTTTTGGTTTTGAGAACCATTCTTTGCATATTGGGCAGAGTTTAATCATCAGACTGCTTCAGGATGATCTTGTCTAACCATGTAACCCATACGAGTATAAGCCGGTTCAAAGCCAAGATCAATTTTATCAACGTAAAGATTAGGTATTGCGGTTCCACCGCCTGACATTACGCGAATAAAGCCGCTTCCGTATTGTGCATAAATAAAACCTTTTCTTTCATAAACCTTGCGTTGATTAAATACACCTTTTGAACGTGTAATAATTACTGCGTCTGGAATTACATTAAACAGCATAGCTTTATCCTTTCTTTGTTTAAATTGTAGAGGGAACATACAGCATAGTTTATTATCCGTCAAGAAAATAGTTTATCTCTTGACATTTTTTTATTTGAGGTGTAGGTTGACCCAAATCTTGCTTGGAGAGGAACCTATGCTTAATAAAAATTTACGAGTTATTACAGTTACTTTACTCAATTCACGCGGTCCAGGGAAGACGCTTTCTGAAATTTCAAATGATACCAAGTTACCTTTACCTTGGCTAAAATCATTTAGCAAGCAGGGCATGAAGTCTGACGCACGTTCAGATAGAGTAGTTACTTTGTATGAATATCTATCAAAGCGAACTTTGATATGACTTATGAAATAGAAAACATTCCGGTCGTAGTCCCTGTGATCCCCGTTGTTAAACCTATTCAAGACGATGAATTTTACGGTGCAACGCCTGAACAGCGTAGAATGTATTTAAAGCAGCGTCAAAGCTTACCGTTAAGTGTTAAAGTTGCTTTGACTAAGCGACGAATTGTTGAATGGTATGAAGCACACGACGGCAAAGTTTACATAGCTTTTAGTGGCGGTAAAGACTCGTCGGTGTTAAAGGATATAGTCAGGTCAATATATCCCGAAGTTCCTTGTGTATTTGCTGATACAGGACTTGAATACCCTGAATTAAAAGAATTTGTAAGAACTGTTGAAAACGTAATAGTGGTTAAACCTGAAAAGAATTTTAAACAAGTAATTAACGAGTATGGATACCCTGTGATTAGTAAAAGCGTAGCTAGAAAAATAAGAGATTTGCAAAATCCTACCGACAAAAATTTTAACGTTAACAATCTAAGCCTTACGGGTATCAAAATGGACGGCTCTCAGGGAGCTTACCAATCTAAACTATCTAATAAATGGGTTTACTTAAAAAATGCGCCTTTTAAAATATCTGAAAAATGCTGTGATTTTATTAAAAAAAATCCTTGCAAAGTTTACGAAAAAGAAACAGGACGAGTACCGTTTGTTGGGACCATGACAGACGATAGCCTAATGAGAGAGAGTGCTTATTTGCAAACAGGCTGTAATAATTTTAACGGACGCCATGTGTCATTACCGTTAGCGTTCTGGACTGAGCAAGACATTCTCGAATGTTTGTATAACAAATGGGTTTCTTATTGTAAAATCTACGGTGAAATTGTTTTAGAAAACGGCGTTTATAGAACAACAGGCGAACATAGAACAGGATGTATGTTTTGCATGTTTGGAGTTCATTTGGAAAAACAGCCTAATCGCTTTCAGCGCATGAAATTATCACATCCTGATTATTACGACTATTGCATTAACAAATTAAATCTTAAAGAAGTTCTTAATTATATAAACGTGCCTTATGAATGAAATTGCAACACTTATTCATATAATTAGTCAAATTTGTCAAATAATATTTATACTGATTTTTATTTACTACATTTATACTCTTTAAAATTCAATTTGATATAATAGGCGGGGCAATGTACTATAACGTTCCTGAAGACCTTCGCGCAAATATGCCGTGGTTGTTATGGCAGTTGCATCAAGAAACTCCCGAAACAAAGCCCGTAAAACTTCCCATAAATCCCCACAATGGGCAATTGGCTTCTGTTAGTAATCCTAAAACATGGGCTGCTTTCGACGTATGTTATTCTGTTAAAGAACGCGCAACGGGCCTTGGAGTTGTTTTACATTCTAATTGTGGGTATTGCTGTATAGACCTTGATGCGACAGATGATCCTGAAGAACAAGCGAGACAGCAAGCTATAATTAAAGCTTTTAATTCTTATACTGAGTATTCACAATCGGGGTTAGGTTATCATATTTGGATTAAAGCAACCATACCGTCAGGACGTAGACGTTCAAAAGTAGAAATGTATTCTGAAGGTAGATACATGGCAACAACCGGAGCCGTTTACTTGAACGAACCGATACGTGAATGCCAAGAACTTGCAATGCAGTTATGGAATGAAATGGAAGTTAAAGAAAAGGTTGAAAGTTCTGTAAACAAACCTCAAACTGTAGATGATAATACAATTCTTACTTGGGCTAGTCAAGCTGTAAACGGTGAGAAGTTTATTGCCCTATATGAAGGACGCTGGCAAACATATTATGACGACGATCCTAATAAAGTAAGTTGTAACGAAGCTGATTTTGCCTTAGTGAATATAATCGCGCACTATACACAGAATCGTGAACAAATAACTCGTATATTCAGAGCTAGTGCTTTAGGTAAAAGAGATAAAGCTAAAAGAACTCAGTATATGAATTATATGCTTCAGCGATGTTTTGATAATCGCCCTGAAGAACTCGACCTCGACGGCCTCAGAAACAACCTCGAACAGCAACTAGCAACAGTTAAGGCTCAACCGGCGCAGCAGGAGGCTCCTGAGAGCGTCAACACGCACCAGTTAAGGCAAGTGCCAGCAGTTAAGCCTGGACCAGCTTACGGCTCATTTAAATTTGATCCACCACCAGGATTATGTGGAGCTATTGCACAATTTATATTTGAATCAGCTCCAAGACCTGTGCCTGAAATTGCTATTGCAGGAGCTATTGGATTAATGGCGGG